ATTCGATGTGCTAAGGATCCAGTATACTTTGCATCGAAGTACATTAAGATTGTCAACGTTGATAAAGGTTTGATGAACTTTGACATGTGGGATTTTCAGAAAGAAATGATCAAAACATTTCATGAGAATCGATTTGTCATCACTAAATGTCCTCGTCAGGTTGGTAAGACGACAACATCAGTTGCATATCTGCTTTGGTTAACACTATTTGAACATTCACAGAACATTGCAGTTCTTGCAAACAAAGGTTCTCTTGCAAGAGACATTCTTTCAAAGTACCAACTTGCATATGAAAATCTACCTATGTGGATGCAACAGGGCGTTATCACATGGAACAAAGGTAACGTAGAACTAGAGAATGGTTCTAAGATCATTGCTGCATCTACATCATCATCAGCAGTTCGTGGAGGATCATTTAACGTAGTGTTCCTGGATGAGTTTGCATTCGTTCCAGCAAACATTGCACATGAGTTCTTCAACTCAGTTTATCCAGTTATTTCATCTGGTAAAACGACTAAGATTATTATTGTTTCTACTCCTAATGGTATGAACTTGTTCTACAAGTTATGGGTTGATGCGATCAATAAACGAAACGGGTACAAGACGTTTGAGATTCACTGGTCGATGGTGCCAGGTCGAGATGAGAAATGGAAAGAAGAGACAATCAAGAATACATCAGAAGAACAGTTTAGGCAAGAGTTTGAGACAGAATTTTTAGGTTCAACAAATACATTAATATCTGGATCTAAACTTGGCATGCTTGTCTACAATGATCCAATTACTAAACATGAGAATCTGGATATCTATGAGTATCCAATTAAAGGTGATGATGAAGTTAACAAAGATCACATCTATGCAATTACTGTAGACGTATCTGAAGGACGTAATCTAGACGCATCTGCATTCTCTGTGTTTGATATATCGACAATGCCATATAAACAAGTTGCGAAATATAATAGTTCGATTATATCGCCAATGCTATATCCAACTATCATTTACAATACAGCAAGACTATACAATGATGCATATGTGCTGGTTGAGATAAATAATACCCCACAGATTGCAGACATTCTTCATCAAGATTTAGAATATGAAAATCTATTAAAGGTTGCAACTGGTAACAAAAAAGCACAAGCAATTTCTGCTGGTTTTGATAGGGGTACTCAATTAGGACTTAGAATGTCACCTCTTGTCAAACGAATTGGATGTTCTAATCTGAAGACTTTAATTGAGTCAGACAAGTTATTGGTTCATGACTTTGACACCATATCTCAACTAACCACATTCGTTTCTGTACACAATACATTCAAGGCAGAAGAGACTGCAAACGATGACTTGGTGATGACTCTAGTATTGTTCGCATGGCTCTCAACTCAGAATTTCTTTAGAGAGATTGTGAATCATGACTTGAGGAAGCAGATGCAATTAGAAATGTTAAATCAATCTAATGATGATGTTCCGTCTTTTGGAATATTTGATGACGGACTTGATGTTCCATACATCCAAGAAGGTGGAGATGTATGGTTAACTAACGAAGAATATGACAAAATGCAACAGACTTTCATGTCTTAACTACAAATCTAGTGTTTCATAAATACAACATAGATTATTACTGCAAATTATATCAGTATAAAACAAGGAGAATAAAATGGCATTTCAATTATCTCCAGGTGTAAATGTTTCTGAAATCGACTTAACCACAGTTGTCCCTTCAGTATCAACTACAGCCGGTGCATTTGCTGGAGACTTCACGTGGGGTCCAGCAGGAAAAGTAAAACTCGTTACACATGAAACAGAATTAGTTAGTTATTTTGGTGAACCATCAGCAAATGCTCAACAGGGCAACACTGCAACATCATTCTTTACAGCAGCCAGTTTCTTGGCATACGGTAACAATCTCCAAGTTGTTCGTGCAGTAAGTTCTAATTCAAAAAATGCGGCTGCTAATACAGGCAATGCATTAGGTCTAGCAAGCGTAGCATCTGGATATCAGTTAAAGAACGAAGATTCTTATGACAATATTGTTGTCGGTGATATAGCAGTATTGAATACTGCATCATTCGTTGCACGTTATCCTGGCGATATTGGTAACTCATTAAAAGTTTCCACTTGTGTTGCTAACACAGTAGCATTTACTGGTTGGTCATACAACACACTATTCTCCACTGCACCAAGTACATCTGGTTATGCATCTAAAGTTTCTGGTGCAAACGATCAAATTCACATGGTTGTTATCGATGAAGATGGTCTACTTTCTGGTGAAAGAGGCACAGTTCTAGAGACATTTGGATTCTTATCTCTTGCAGCAGATGCAACATATGACGATGGATCTCCTGCATACATTTCGAATGTCATTAGACAGAAATCTAAGTATTTGTATATCGGTGGCAATACAGCATCATTCTCTACTAATACTGGACGTGTTGCAGCCAACACAAACTTCTTATCATCAAACACTCAAGTACAAAACTACTCTTTAAGTGGTGGTGTATATGAAACTGCCTCAGATTCAGATGTGATTTCTGCTATTTCATTGTTCTCAAATGCCGATGAAATTGATGTCTCGTTAGTTATTTCGGGGGGTGTAACAACAACTGTTCAACAATCGATTATTGATTTAGCAATATCACGTAAAGATTGTGTTGCGTTTGTTTCTCCACCTAAAGCATCAGTTGTTAACAATGCTGGATCTGAAACAACTTCAATCACCTCATGGTTCACCTCCCTAAGTCGCACAACATCTTATGCGGTTGCTGACTCTGGTTGGAAGTACATGTTTGACAAATATACAAACACATATCGTTGGATTCCTCTAAACGGTGATATCGCAGGTCTATGTGTCCGTACAGATGAGACAAGAGATCCATGGTTCTCGCCAGCAGGTTATTCACGTGGCGGTATCAAGAACGTTGTTAAACTTGCTTGGAATCCAAACAAGACTCAACGTGATTATCTATATCAATCCGCTGTTAATCCAGTTATCTCTGTACCAGGTCAAGGCACATTGTTGTTTGGCGACAAAACTCTAACATTGCAACCTTCTGCATTCAACAGAATCAATGTTCGCAGATTGTTCATTGTTCTAGAAAAAGCAATTGCAAATGCATCGAAGTATTCATTGTTCGAACTCAATGATGAATTTACAAGAGCACAGTTTGTTGGTCTGATTGAACCATTCCTACGTGATGTTAAAGGTCGCCGTGGTATCTATGATTATCGTGTGGTGTGCGATGAAACAAACAACACAGCGCAAGTTATTGACAACAACCAATTCGTTGGAGATATCTACATCAAACCAGCACGTTCAATCAACTTTATTCAGTTGAACTTCGTTGCTGTTAGAACTGGTGTTAACTTCTCCGAAATCGTTGGTGGTGTCTAATAAATATTAAGAAATAGGAGATAAACATGGCTTTTAACGTAGGAGAGTTTAGGGCGAATCTAATCGGAGACGGTGCTCGCCCTAATTTGTTCCAAGTCTCGATGAATCTTCCAACATATACTTTAGATTCTGCAACGACTAGTCAAGCATTAACTTTCTTGGCTAAATCAGCACAACTACCTGGTTCCACTGTTGGTACTGTTCCACTGTTTTACTTTGGCCGTGAATTAAAGTTTGCAGGTAATAGAAACTTTGCAGACTGGACGGTGCAGATTATCAACGATGAAAATTTCAAAATTCGCAAAGGTTTTGAAACTTGGATGAATGCAATTAATTCACACACATCAAACTTGAGAAATGGTGCTGCTGTATCTCCAACATCTTATTCTGCTGACGCTAAAGTTGATCAGTATAATAAAATTGGTGGTATTATTAAGTCTTATAAATTTGTTGGTGCTTTCCCTGTTGACATCTCGCCTATTGATCTAGATTGGGGTTCGAACGATTCTATCGAAGAATTCTCAGTAACTCTAGCATATCAGTGGTGGGAATCAGACACAACAAATTAATTTTGATGGAAGACATTTCGGTGTCTTCCAATTCTTTGTACATGAAGGAGTAACATGGCTATCAATTTATTTGGTTTCCAGATAACCAGAAATAAGACTGAAGCAGAAGAACAGTCGCAGAAAACGTTTACGCCTCCGTCTAATGAAGATGGTGCTTTAACTATCTCTGCCGCTGCATACTATGGTACATACGTTGACTTAGATGGTACGGCAAAGAATGAGGTTGAATTAATTTCTAGATATCGTGAAATGGCAATGCAACCTGAAATCGAGGCTGCTGTTGACGATATCGTAAACGAAGCAATTGTACAGAATGATGATGGCAAATCCGTTCGATTGATTCTAGATGAGTTAAAACAACCAGAAAAAATCAAGAAAGCAATCGAAGAAGAATTCAGTGTAGTTCAAAAGTTACTGAACTATAAGAACATGGCAGCAGATACGTTCCGTCGATTCTATATTGATGGGCGTCTTTTCTATCACATTATTATCGACGAAACGAATCCAGCATCTGGTATCAAAGCACTTCGTTATATTGATCCAAGAAAAATTCGTAAAGTTAGAGAAGTTAAGAAAGACAAAGATAAAAGTACATCTGTCGATGTTGTGTCTACCGTAAACGAATACTACATCTATAATGATAAAGTAGTATCAGGTTCATCTTCTAGTTATGGTCCAGTTGGCGTTAGAATTGCAAAAGATTCTATAATCAACATCAACTCAGGACTGATGGATTCTCGCCGTGCCGTTGTTCTATCATATCTACACAAAGCAATCAAGCCACTCAATCAATTAAGAATGATTGAAGATGCAACAGTCATCTATAGAATTTCAAGAGCACCAGAAAGAAGAATCTTCTACATTGACGTTGGTAATTTACCTAAGTTAAAAGCAGAACAATATCTGCGTGACATTATGATCAAGTACAAGAACAAACTTGTATATGACTCAGCAACTGGTGAAGTACGAGATGATAGAAAACATCTTTCAATGATGGAAGATTTCTGGCTTCCACGTAGAGAAGGTGGTAAGGGCACAGAAATTACTACATTGCCTGGTGGTCAGAATCTAGGTGAACTTGAAGATGTAAAATATTTCGAAAAGAAATTATACAAGTCGTTGAATGTTCCAGTGTCTAGATTGGATCCAAATCAATCTGGATTCTCACTTGGTCGTGTTGGCGAAATCACTAGAGATGAAGTTAAGTTCTCTAAGTTTGTTGACAGACAACGTGCAAAGTTCTCTGAATTGTTCGAACAAGCGTTAAGAGTACAGTGTGTACTTAAAGGTGTGTGTACTGAAGAAGAGTTCGAAGAATTTAAACAATACATTTACTTCGACTTCATCAAAGACAACAACTTTGCTGAACTGAAAGAAGCAGAATTAGTTCGTGAACGTTTATCGTTACTTGGTTCTGTTGATCCTTATGTTGGTCGTTACTACTCCATGAGTTGGATTCAACGTAATGTTCTCCGTCTAACTGATGATGAAATTAAAGTTATGCAGAAAGAGATCGACAAAGAGAAAGAAGCAGGACTCATTCTAGATCCAATGCAAATTGCACAACAGGCACAAACTGATTTATCACAAGGAACAGGTGGTACGGCATCAGGTCCTGCACCACAAAGTGCAGACGCAGCACCACCTTCTGGACCATCTGAGTCGGCAGGATCTTCTGGACCAAAGGGTGATTTGAGTCTGAACAATGAATACATTCCTCCGTTTAAAATGTTAAACAGAATTCTTTCAGATAAATAAAATATAAATCAAAAGGATATCCTAAGATGAGTAATAAATTATCAAATTCTGTTGCAAGAATTCTAGCAGAAGATACAAAGTCGAAACTGACAAGAGACAATATCAAAGATAGTGCAGCTAGAGTTGCAGCAAGTATTCTAGAAGCACCATTGGTTCAGAAGAAATTCGACCAGAGTATGCCACAAAAGTCTGCTGCTGAAATTCTTTATGAAAGTATTAGAGAGAAGAGTCAAACTCAAGATAGAGCGGCGCGGGTTGCAGCAGAAATTTTAAAGACAGCTCCTGCAACAACTCAAATGATTGCAGAGAATGGAACAACGATTTCTGATGCACTAAACTTTGAACCAAAGATTAAAACACAAGATGAATCGATCTTCTACAATAAAAAAAGAAAAGAGATTAGTGAAGAAGTTAGACATGAGATTGAAGCACTAGAGTCTAAGTTTGAAACTTTAGAAAACACATTATCGGAAGATCTTCGCAAATACAAACAAAATATTACTGAAGCTGTTAGTACGACAAGAACTAATTACGCTGGCACAGATTCTGGTGGTGGTGAAGTTCGCATCCTTAATATGGATGATATTGAAACTAAAGATATGAGCAGACAAGCGAAAGTCGCAGCTCTTGCTAATAATGCCACTCTGACATATAACACATCAGACAAAAAGTTTCATGTAGGATATGCATTAAATCAGAACTTAACTACATCATCAAACGTTGTATTTAACAACATAAATTCTACTGGAAACATAAGCGTAGGTGGTGCATTAGTTGTAACATCAGGAGTTAGTGGCAATATTGATCTTAATCTTTCAGGCAACGCAGCAATTGGAAGAAATCTAGTAGTATCTGGCAACACAATTCTACAAGGCAATCTACTTGTCACCGGTTACACAACCACTATCAACGTTAACTCTTTAATTATCAATGACGCATTGTTTCATTTGAATGATCTTTCTACATCATCTAACGTTGATATTGGATTTACCGGTAACTATAATGATGGCACATATCGTCATGCTGGTTTGTTTAGAGATTCGAATGATGGTGTATGGAAATTCTTTGATGGATACACAGCAGAAACTAACACAGCATCTAAAATCTATACTGCTAACGTCAGTTATGTTGATGCTGCACTTAAAGTTGGTAACTTAACTGCAAATGGTAATGTATCGATAACAAGAGCACTAACAGTAACTGGAAACTTGACTGCTGGTAATATCTCAACTTCAGGTACACTTAGTGCCGGTGTAATGAGTGTAACTGGAAACTTGACTGCTGCAAACTTCAATACAGTTGGTGTTGCTAACGTAGGCAACTCAATCGTCACCGGATTAACAGCAAGTAAACCAGTATTCACAGATGCCAATAAAGCATTGACTTCTTCTGGCACTATGCCGACCAATCAAGGTGGTACTGGATTAACATCTTTTACAACGAATGGACTTGTTTATGCATCTTCAACATCAGCACTAGCGACTGGTTCAACTGTAGTATTTGATGGTACCAACTTTGGCGTTGGAGTAACTCCAGTATCTAATAATGGTGTTTTACAATTAGGTAGTTATGCTGCAATCAAATCTCTAGTTGAGACTGCAACTATTACTGGTGCAGCACCGGCATCAACGACACAATTTGATTGGGCAACACAAGCTGTTCAATACTACACAAGTAATGCAACGACTAATTTTACATTAAATATTCGTGGTAATGGTTCAACATCATTGAACACAATAATGCAAACTGGTCAATCTGCATCTATCGCATTGTTGGTGACAAATGGTTCACCTGCATACTACATGAGTGCTATTAACATTGATGGTACTGCTTCTGGTGTTACCGTTAAGTATATTAATGGAAACTCTATAACCACCGGAAATGCAAATAGTATTGACATTTATAGTATTACTGTGATTAAAACTGGTTCAGCAACATACACAGTTTTGGTATCACAGACTAAGTTTGGATAAGGAATATCTATGCCTATATTTGCAGCATTAGGAGCAGGATCATCTAGAGCAACTGGCGGTATTGGAATTGCGGCATCAACTGTTCCTGGCACACCAACTATTGGCACTGCAACTGCGACTGGACAAACAACTGCAACAGTTACATTTACAGCACC